ACCATGTTGTGATACGGGATGACCAAACCAATCTCCATAACCTTTTGCTATCTTAATAGCTAAGTCTAGCGCTAACATAGATTTACCAACCCCACCGATAGAGGCCAGAATAGATGGCTTCCCTTTTTCTAAGAATTTATCTACTAGCCAGGTGCGAGGTGGTGGCTCGTTGACTAAGTTTCTAATTGCATATCTAGTAATACCTAATCCAGATCGCATGATTTCCTCACGCACACGCTCCAAACCATGCTCTAAATACATATCGTTGTAATCTCCTCTAAGGCTCGGTATGCGCACAAAACAATTAGGGAAGGCATTAGCTACATCTTGCGCATTTCTTTGTCCTACAGAGCTTGTGTCGTTGTCTAAAGCTAGGTATATTCTACATTGAGAGACTCCTCTGATGTTTTTAACTGCATCCATCGAAAAGTTAGCAGAAAAAACACACGCGGTTGGTATCTGTGTTGCTTCATATACACTACTTGCTGTCGCATAACCTTCGACAACGACTAGCTCATTTATTGTTGGTAATTCATCAACCGAACAACCAATTAAAAATATGTTTCCTTTGATTTCGCCACCTGGATGGAACTTTTTGTCCCCCTTTTTGCTAATATACTGTAGCGATCTAATTTGTCCTGATGTAGAATACACAGGAATGACCAAACTTTCGTTTGTGTCAACTTTCAAACTATAGTTTTTAACCTTTTTATTGGAGAGATATTCGTGTTCAAATACATTTTTAAAAGAATCAAATCTGAGGTTTACCTCGCTTGCCACTTCCTCTTGCCTGTCTTTCTGAGCTTTTTCTCTCCGCTCTTGAGCATCAGACATCTGTTGTTTTAATTCTTGTGTCTGTTTGGGTGTTAGTTTATTTGGATTGATACTGCTCCATTTACCCTCAAACCCTGTTTTCCAATTACCGAAAGTTGCAAAGTAATGCTGCTCACCAACGAGGTTTACAACATACCAGCCAGACTTTTGATTAGATCGGTCAGCCTTGCACATGGCGCTCTCTCCCACCCGCACACGCACAAGCTGACCAGTTAAATCTGGATAATCTACTTGCAATCCATGATTGCGCATTTCGTTGACGAGTTCTTGTATATCTTTGCCTTCTTGGAAAAGATAATCCTCGTTAATTACTACGCCATCAGCTCCAAAATGTTTAGTCAGATCCATCGCGTATAACCTTATCCATACGACCTGTTTGAGCTTGATGATTCGCCCAAGTCATATATTCGTTTACAACGCGACTAAAAAGTAATTTTCTGTCTTTTCTTTCCCACTCATGCAAGACATAAGTTTTATTTTTCTTACTCATATCTATGTAGGTTTGTTTGGTTTTGCTGATAGCATAATCAAGTCCATCATCACAAGTTATTGCTATTCTTTTCAACTTCTTTTCCTCGCGTAAAAGTTTTAAATGTTCGTGCGTACACGCACCATATATTCGTTCATCCTCTATCCTCATAAATGGCCCTGCGGGTATTTTGCAATACCCACATAAAGCTGGGCGCATTTTCTTTAAATCAAAATGGAAGGTCATCTGAATCTTCGAACTCTACATCTTCCTCAGATTCTTCCTGTTTCGGAGCTGCTACTTTTTTTGTAGTTGCTTTGACCTCTTCAGCAGGCTTCCAACTGTTACCAAACTTAGAGTCTGTTTCAGGATAACCATTATCATTTAATTTAATTGAACAACTGATAACCTTCCCACGAAGTTCATCAGTATCTTTTATAGAGCCTTCGATTCCAGCAGCTTTAGCCATCTTCATCAGCTCTTCTCTTCCCCAATTCACATTCTTTGGATCATCATGTTGAATGGTAATTGTATGCGTAACAAAAGTTTCAGTACCCTGAATCTTAAAATTCAAACGTATTCCCATCCAACCATTCTTACCCATTCTTGGCTCATCATCTGTATGAGTGTATTCAAGATTGTATCTACCTGGCTTGATGTCAACCTTTTGTTGTTCAGTTTGTACTTCACCAAAATAATCTGTTATATCCATATGTTCTCCTACTTCAACATTTCTTCACGAATTGCTTGCCAATCAAAGGGCATCTCTGCTGGCAATGCATATCTATTTTTAGCTAAAAAAGCTGGTTTCTCTTGGGTATAGATAACTCTATCTCCTTGCGTAGCTTTGGTAGACATTTGCCCGCCCTTGCCTTGCACCTTTACAGTACCAAGTTTGTAGTTTGCAAAGAAACAACAATCACTATGCTCCAGGATTAGATCAGCAGCTTTTCTGTGTAATTTAAGTTCATGTCTATCGTAAGCCTCAATCTCTGGCGACTCAAAACGCTTGATTTGGTTATGCGCAATTTGTAAAACTGTCATACCTTTTTCATCACGTAATCTGTTAAGGATGCTTATATAAGCTCGCCATTCTTTTAAGGCCTCTACATAGCCACGACCATATCCAAACTCTTCAATAGATTTTTTACCATGGTCGTCACAAACCTTTTGCCAAACAAGAGGTTCTAACCAATCAAGTGAATCAACCACGACTGTTTTGTATTCGTGATCTTCTTCTAATAAAGAATTAAGATTGCCAAAGAAAGATTCATAATCCTCTGACAAAGGAAAATGATCACATTCTATCTTTCCCATTCCATCTTCTGTTAGCACAAATATAGGTTTATTCATGCTTGCACCAAAAGATGTTTTACCAATAGCAGCACCACCATACATAACAATTCTTGGTGGTTTCTTTTTGGCTTTCTTTCTAATACCAGCTAGACTCATTCTGACTCTCCTTCATCATCAGATGACTCCACAGCAGCTTGTAATCTAGCTCCGTATTCATTAATTAAGATTTGTAAATTATCAACCTCAAACTGAGTGTTGTTTATCAAATCATTTTTTCTCTGTTGTAAAACCACAAAACGGTTATATAACACAGTATTTTCTTCAGAGAGGTCGCTTACTTTGTATTCTTTACCATCATCGGCAAATGTAAAAGTCAACTCCTCGCGGTTTTCTTCTGCCATTATTTTTCTCCTTTAAAAGTTTTATAGGCATCGCAAACTTCCCTTGCATTACACCAACGACAGTTCGTGTCGCTTGGGTTGAATTGCGGGTTTTCTTCATCACAAGCATCAGTTGCTTGTTTTAAAGTTTCATAACCCCATTCCACCAAGTTAGCGGCAGACATGGAATATGATCGGATAGGACCATCTTTGTGCCAGGTTCTAGGTTGCACTATGGTCATAGTAACTGTTGTGCTTTCATCTCCGTAACGAGATAAAGCTCCAAGTGAATAAATTAATAACTGTGGGTTGTGTTCTACATCTACAGGAAATTTACCTGATTTAAGGTCTATTATTTCTATTTCGTTTTTACCAATTAAAATTGCGTCAGCAGTTCCCCACACATATTGTGATATTTCTTCCATGCTGACGCGTTCCTCTACTAACATCTTTGCGCTTAGTTCTTTTTTTCTCTTCTGCACATACTCTACATAAACCTCTGCGCATTGAATCATGTCTTTGTCTACTTCAATCTCAAAATCTTCTACACATTCTGTTTTACCCAACCAATATTGCTCTAGGGTTACATTTTCTAATCTTTCTTTTAATAACATTTCGGTCATAGAGTGAATCAATGTTCCAACTGCTGCTGGCATACCAACCTTATATTCCACTTGATCCATAAGGGATGGCATACCTGGACAACTCATCCAGATTTTAGCTGCTGATGGACTATACTTCGCGTGAGGCATTAGAAACAAACCTTGTCTTTTCGTACTCTTCTATATACTCAAGATCATAAAGGACTTTGCCACCGATTTTAAAAAACTCAGGGCCTACTCCTTTTCCTCGTTGATTCTCAAGTGTGCGTGGTGATATTTTCCAACGCGTAGCAAGTTCTTTGGTGTCCAAAAATTTGTTGTTTGATTCCATTGTTGCTCCCATTTCTACTTTATTGTTGATTAATTTACACTATAGCTGTAATATTTGCAACATACTATGTAAAAAAGGAGCGTGTAAATGAGTATAGATGATATAACACCAGAGGAATGGGATCAGCAGATTGATAATAAAGCTACTAACAGACAAGTCGGTGGCGATCATTACAAGAAGTTAAAGATCACTCCTACTGATTATGTTTATGCTAATGGGTTATCTTGGAATCTGGGCAACGTAGTGAAATATGTAACCAGAAATAAAGATGATGTAATTAAAGATTTGCTGAAAGCAAAACACTACATCGATCTTGAACTAGAGATGGTGCATGGTGTTGATGCGGAAGGTAAAGTTATTGGACCTTATAGGATTGAAACTAAGGTCTAGGAGTTTTGTATGAAACTTGGGGATTTTGAAGATCCTGTTTTAAACGAAAGATGTAATAAAGGGCCTGTATATCTAAACAGGCACTTATTAAAAAACTTTGTAAACTTTTGTAAGGAACAAGAAAAAGATCCGCAGACTGTAGCAGAATACCTAATTAACTTAGGTATTCATACTGCTGAGAAAAGAGTATTTATAGATATAAAAAATTTATAAGACTTTATCTGTATTAATAATACTTTCTATATGATTGCCTACCCTGTTTGCGCTTTCAATAGCCTTATCCTGGTGTATATGTGCATATCTTTGTGTTGTAGCTTGATCTCTATGACCTAATAAACCACCGACTTCAGCTAAACTTATCTTTTGCAGCGACCAAGATGCATAAGAGTGTCTTATATCATGCATACGCATATCTTCTATACCTACAGCTTTCTTAACAGTTTCCCAAGTTCTTCTCGGTGTTTTAATACCAATGATATATTCACCATCTTTATTTAGATTATTAATAATATCAATAGCCATAGGTGTTAGATGAATGATTCTATCTTCACCATATCTATCTGTTTTGTGATCTTTAATAACTAAAGTATTCCCGACTAAATCACTCCACTTTGCTTTTGCTATCTCTCCTTTTCTTGCGCCAGTAAGTATTAACAACCAAATAAAAGCAACTGACCTTTGATATAAAGGAATGTCTTTTAGTTTGTTTAGCTCATCTGTCAAAGCTATTAACTCATCATTCGTTAAATACCTTTTTCTTTTATTCTCTCTGTTCTTAGGAATGTTGGAGCTGGGGTTTATTTCTATTAGTGATAATGTGATAGCCAGATTATAAACAGCCTTTATAATTGATAAGCATTTATTAGCTAGTGATGGCGCTCTTTCACTTATATCAAAATGTAATGATGCAATATCACCACGAATGATAGTATCTATTGGTTTATCACCAAGTACAGGACCAATGTTTTTTTGATAAACAGCTTGTATGCTATCAATAGTTTTTGCTTTACGTCTTTTAAGATCCTTGACATATAAATCAAAGACTTCATCTAATGTTTTCATAGCATCTCCCAAATGTATAAAAATGTAGTTTAATGTATATTGTCTAATATATCAAGAATGTTTTTGATTGGATCATTATTCTTTATATGCTCGTCAGCAATAGTTAATTGATTCTGGCCTGTTGGCAAGCTAAATATAATGTTCATGTATTTAAGACTAACAAAAGCAAATATATCTATTACACCATCATCATAACCTCTAACTTTAGAATGACTGCCTCTGCGCATATCAAAACGCCAGTTGATTCTATGTTTGTCTATCTTGGATTTAGTCTTGACCTGGACTTTATATAGTTTGTTTTCGTGTTCAAAGATAATGTCAGCTTCAGAGGAGTGTGGGACAACCATGACTGTATCGGAGATTCGAGAGAGGAATGATGCTGCGAGATACTCACCTGCGCGACCAATCCTTTCTGTCGCTCTTGGCATGGTTTATTCTTTTAATTGCTCTATGATTTCTTGAACTTGTTGTTGTTGTATTTCTGGGTACATTGTTTGTGATAAGTAGTTTCTAGCTGCTTCTTGTGTTTTTCTAAAGATTGAAGATATAGCATCTATCTTTTGTTGTTTAGTAAGTCTTTTATATTTCGGACTTAGTATTAAATCTGTTATTTCCTTCTTAGTGCCAATAGTTTGTTGCAATGCTAACAAATCTTCGTATTGCTTTGGAGTTAAATCAACATCTCCGATTTTTCTTTTTGGCATTGGAGGCACATAATCAAGATTGACAAACTCTTGAAAAACAAAATCATTTGTTATGCTAGATACTCTTACAGGTGAATATCTCCCACCTAAAGGCTTGTATGTTGGTGTAAATGTTCTTATTTCTCCAAAAACATTTCTTCTAGCTGGTAAATCTTCTGAAGTTGGTAAACCAACATCTCCAGCAACCTCAGGAAAACGATTTACAAAAGCATCGCCAAATGATTTTACATCTCTAACCACAGGGTCAGCAGCTTTTCTTTCATAATATGTAAATGTAGGCACAAAACTTGAAACAAATCTTTGTATTGTTGCCTCTCCATATCTATCTGGATCATTTAACATTTCAACAGTATCACTAAGACCAGTTAGAAAAGTTTTATTGGTTATATTTTCAGAAAAAGACGCTGCTATCATAGCCATTAACTTTCCAATTTCAATGTTTTCCTTTTCTGTAAGCTGTCTGTCTATGTATTTTCCAATATCAGACATATCTGCTGTTACACCAAATAGAATACCTACAGGCTCAAAACGATTATAACTATAATATTTATCACCTATTTTTAAAGAA